ACTTTGAAAGAGATGCTGAGCTAAGAAAATACTTGTATAGCCATAATTTCAATGGTCAACGTAACTATGATGTGTTGAAGCAAGTAGCTAAAGGGTATAGAAAATATGGGTATTATGGTCTGCTTAATACAGGAGAAGGTCTTGTAGGAGTTCACCCTAAAGATATTCTAGCCTGTGTGATTGACTATCCTAAAATGCCTGTGATTAGACAGACATTGACTTACCTAATAAAGAATAACAATATATACCAAACACCTTATGACCGTAAGACAGGAAATCCTAGAGTAGCTAGTGACTATTCAGAGGATGACATTAAAGAGATTCTAAAGAATCCTAAAGACTTTGAGAATGAGGTTATGGTTGTTACAGAGAAACAGTTTGCTTGTGTAAGGTTAGATACATCTCAAGTGTTCTGTGCTTCACCTTTACTAAAAGATAGAAAACGTGTGGAGCTTATCCTAAACATACTTAATCGTATGAATTATGATATTTCTCGTAATGGTATTGGTACTATTGCCTTACAAGCTAAGGACACTCTTGAAGAACAGATTGAGGAAAGTGTAGAGCAAGGAACAGCCTTTAGTGGTGGTGAATTGCTTGACATGGGAAGAACAGCCAAAGAGGAACGCACTAAGAAGATTATTGAGGACATGAATGCATTTGCTGAAAAGCTCTCTGAAACAGAGTTTAATGATGCTATTGTGTATTCAGGTAACTTCCAAAATCTTGAGCAATTAGAGCGTGATACTAAGGCTACAGACTTCCTAGACTTCTTGTCTCAATATGTTCCTGCTATAGTCTGTCAAATGTTTGGTGTTCCTGCAAGGCTATTTGACCTTAACAAAACCGTGTCAAACATTGGTACATATAGTATCATTGATAATGCAATGAAGAATACTATTATTCCAATGCGTGACCATTTCCTAGGTCAGATTGTTCTACTATTGCAGAATGCTACAGGTCTATCAGAGCATATTAAGTTTGATAGTTATGAGTTCACTAATAGCTATAACTACAACAATGATATTTATATCCTTGATGTGTATGAAAGACTTAAGAACATTGATGAGAATATGGCAGAAGCCTATTTGAAGAAAAATTTAATTGTATAGGAGATATAATGAGCACAAAGATTCTTAGCATTGATGAATTGGCAAACCTACAAGCTAGTCATCAAGAAGCAGTTCAATCAGATGCACCTGTGGCTATTCAGACACAAACACACTCTGTGCTAAATGGGGATAGCACAAAGGTAGGAAGTATTTCCCCTAAAGACTATGTATTGACACTATGGTTGCCTATTATTGGTAAAGCTCCAGAAGGTGCTGAAATTGTGCAAGATGGTAAAGCCTATGTACAGCAAATTACAGCAAAAGAGAAGTATATCACTCCTCGAATTGCTCGTAAGGTTCGTAACTATGCCTCTGTTATTTCCATTGCCTTTACTGAGTTTAAAGAGGATGGTAGCACAGAAGTATACACACCAGAGGATTTGTTCAAGCTATATGAGTTGTTTGATGATGATGTCATTGATGCTTGTGAGAAAATGGTTGTAGAGGTTCTAGGAGTTCCTTCACACTTGGCTGAGTATATCACTGATATGTCTTTGATTAATGCTTGTGGAGATATTCTAAGAAACAACCCATCATTTTTTCAAATTGATTAGTTATCTAGTAAGGTATAATTGGGCAGTTGTTCAAGGAAAGGTGAAACCTAAAGATGAGTACAAAGGTTTAGCCTATGAGGATGCTGTAATTATACAACTAGATGATGTAGAAGAAATGACATTGACTCTGTGTAAGGAGTATAACATGCAGTATGAGTACATCATGGATAAAATGTATTATCCTGATGTCACCGTACTATATGCAAGGTTGATGAATGAGAAAGCCTTTAGCTCTTACAATGATTACCTAAACATGGATGCTGAATCACAAGGTAAGTATGTTACTGACTATGGAAAACCTTCTCCTTACATATATGAAATACTATCTGTGGAAAAACAGAAAGCTAACATAGAAGAAAGCAAAGATGGTCTTAGAGCTATGTACCGTCGTGGAGGAAAACTAAATGACTAATATTATCAATGGTGTGTTGGGTTTCTTAGATGAGAAGCGTAATAAAATCACTCCTGAATATGTACGTTCAGGAAAACCTGTATACACATTGAGAAAATATGCTGAGGTTACTGACCTAGATGCAGAAGTGCTTATTAATGGTGGTTCAATGAACGTAGCACAAAAAGTACCTGTATTTGGTGTAAGTGGTAATATGTTACGAACACCACGTACATCATACGCTGTGAATGTGGATGTAGCATTTGACAATCGTGTGAAAGTATCTACACAAACACTAGAAGAGGGTAAAGAGGAAAAGGTTTATACATTTGTGGTAGACCAACGTGCCTTGATGGAGCAATCTTCTGGTCATATCTATGCTAACTATGTAGTTGGTTATGTAGTTGGTAAAGGTGCTAAGAACAAGCCAGAGGTTCGTGGAATTGTTCATGTTAAAGAAGATGAGTTCCTAAATGACTTTGATACAACTTTTGATACTTCTGCTATGGAAGAAATCATGGAGTTGATTAACAAGTATCGTTTGGAAAATGGTACTGCAAAAGTCATTGAAAAGATTACATTTTAACTTTGTGACATGAGAGTTGATAAACTCTCTTTTTTTGTTATACTAAATATAGAACATTCAATGAAAGGAGTACCTACATGGCTACAATTAAAGTTCCAGTAATGAATCTTAAGGTTACAGTCGGTGGGGAAGCTAAAACATTTACTTCACCCCTTGCTGAAACAATTTTGGCACAAGTACGTAAAGTAGTTGTTGGTCAAGAGCAGGTTCAATACTTTGACGTGGCTGAGAAGAAATTCAAGTCATTCACTTACTGCTGTGGCGATAAGTATGAGTTCAATTATACTACTAAGGAAGTAACCCTCAAGGATACTGAATTGGATTGCTATGGCTTCCCTATCACATACGCTGGAGATAAATAATGGAAGTTAAAGAGATTGAAAAAACTTACGCAGAACACCTTAGAGAAGTCCGTGCTAAGCAATTTGGATATGAAGTAGAAGAAGTATCTAAAATTACCAAAGGCACTGATGTTAAGGTAAAGGAAGATGAGTAAGTTTAGAGTATCTCGCTTTCTCCAACGTGACCTAGTAGTTCGTGTAAATTTCCTAACAGATGGAGGTATTATTCAGAATAAGCGTAAGTTTTTTGAGTTTTACCCTGACAATAACCAAGAGAGCGAAGGTTGGTATGAAACTACTGACCAAGTTCTCCTTGGTAGTCTTAAGGAAGCTACAGAGGAACTACCTTTCACACCAGAAGCAGAAGCAGGTCTTAAAAGAGACAATGTTAAGTATGAATACTCATACTGTGCCTCTTGTGGTGGTAAGAAAGTGAGAAAACTAAAATATAATTTGTTTGAGGTTGTTGAGTAATGCCTATTAGAACACAGATTGCAGAGCGAATTATGAATGAAATCCATGACTATATGGAGAGAAAAGATAGTTTGGACTCTGTGATGAATCTATCTAAGTCTGATAAAGAGACTGAAAGATTGTCTGTGGAAAAGGTAGACAACAATGATGGGTATATGACTCTCCTTTCAGAAGGTTCTATACTATATCAAGACAACACCATAAGGTTATACATCTGTAAAGGTACACTCAAGAAGTGGTATGACAGTATTGATGGTACTTTTGAAGGGTATGTATCTACAGGTCATAGAGACCTTAATGCCTATCCTGTAAGAGAAGGTTACTTCAAGAAGTCAGATTTAAAACTTGTAAAAGATGAATCTGGAAGATATGACTTGCTAGTTAAACCTCATGTGAATTTAGAGCTAAGTAATGTAAAAGACCTTATTATACAAGATGAACCTTTTGCTATTTCATCAGAGTTCGTGTGGTATAATAAAGAGTTTACAGATGATGACCTAGAGGAATATGCTAAACTTGTGGTATACAATGTTGAGCATGGTGGAAGTGTTGATGTGCCTATCACAGACAACATTGAACTAATGGGATTCTCTTTTGTGGGAAATCCCGGTAATGCTAAAAGTGGTGGGTATGAGCCTTCACTACTTAAACGAAATGAGGAAGAACACTTGAATAGAAAAGAAATGCTAGATAAAGTGCTTGCTCACCTGTCAGCAGGAGTAGAAGAAACTAAATCAGAAGAAGTTACAACTGAGGAAGTAGCTCAAGAGGAAGTGGTTGAAACTGTTGAAGAAGTTGTTGAAGAAACAGCTACAGAAGAAGCTACAGAAGAGGTAGTTGAGACTGAGGGTGAACCTACAGCACTAGAAAAGGCTATTGAAGCTATTGAACAGCTTACTACAGAGAAAGAAAGTCTAATCAAGGAAAGAGATGAGCTAAAAGCTAAACTTGCTGAAAAAGAAGCAGGAGAATCTGAATTAGATGCTCAACTTGCTAAACTATCTCAAATTCTTGAGAAAGCTAACCCTACTGTAGAAAAAGCAACTAAAGTTGAAGAAAAACCAATGAACCGTTTTGGACGAGTTCGTTTTGGAGGACAATAAATTGAGTACAACAAATTTTGATATTTTGTTAGGCGAAGCTATTGATACTCTCCATGAGCAGACTGTTGCTCATTTGGGTAATACAGAGAACTTGTCTAACACAGATGGTAAAATTCCTTTTGGAATCTCTCGTGACTGGTCAAAGGCTGTACCTTCTCTTCGTGAAGTTGGTATGGGTGATGAGCTTGTAAATGATATTCTTAAACGCTTTGAGCAATCTAGCTTTGGTGCTTTGAGACAAGCTAAGAATGGTGACTGGATTATGGAAGGTCTTACATGGGGAACTAAAGCTCCAGACTTCTCTAAAGATAATTCAGATTCATGCTGTTTCACTGAGAAATTCACTATGCAAGCTACTGGTGATGCTACACCTGTACGTTACCTCTGCTTCAAGGACTGTGAAAACCGTCTTGACCGTTTGATGAAAGATAAGATGCACTTTAAACAAGGTGACCTTATCAACATTTTCCAACGTTTAGGAATGTCTTATGAAGAAGCTGAGCAATTCATGGCTTGGTACACATTTGCCTTTATTGTGCAACGACACATTGTTCAAGGTATGTTGAACTTCAAAGGACAAGGACTTCGTCCATTTGCTGGTGTAGCTGAAATGATGTCTCATCCGGGTGTAACACCTATTGATGCTTCTGGTTCAGTTATTGGTGCTTTCCGTCAAGTAGCTTGCTACCTTGATGTATTGGATAACCAATCAGCACGTTATAAGATTTATGTTCACCCTCTTACACTTCGTGGAATCAAAGCTGAAATTGTTCCCGGTAAAGATGGTAAACTTCCTCAAGGATGGGCTGTGAATGGTGAAACAATCACTTTCAAAGGTATTCCATTTGGTGTATCTTACCACTTGCCTTATGACCTTGAGCAAACAATGACTGGTGAAGCTTATGTGATTGACTTGTCTCGTGTAGAAGCATTGACTCAATACGACTTGTTTGTACCTCAATCTTCTATCCACACAGTTCGTACAGAAGGTACTGCTGAACAAGTTGGTCAAGGATGTGAAACAATTTGTGACAAATATGAGAACTTTGGTCTTGTACACACTAACTCACACATCTCACACTTGCTTGTGGCTAACATTCCACTAGAACAATCTTGCCCTGCTGTTGTATTTGAACGTATCCAAGGTCTTCTTACAGGTCTCAATCCGTTCCCAATGGCAACTATTCCTACTAAAGGTTAAGGAGATACAGTATGCAACCTTCATTGGAGTTGATTAAGATAACTGAAAAACTTCAAGCTAACTGTGGTTGTTTTGACTGTGATGATGGAGCAACTATGCAAAAGTACATGGAGAGTTTTCTCCGTGTACTTGCTAGGTTGTTTTGTTGGACTGATGGTGAGTGTTCTACTATTCTAAGAGCCAAGAGACAAGAAATTATTCCTGTTAAAGACTTTAAAATCTGTGGTTGTGAAGCAATGGTTGAATTAAAACCTTATTTTTATAAGGGGTTTGACCCTACTACGCTTAAGGTGTATATGCACAAGAAGAAAGGTCTTGAAAGGGAAGAATATGAGCTAGGTACAGAAAAATGGAATTGGTCATTTGTGGATGGAACAATCCTTGTGAATCTTACAGATGAACTAAGCCCTTGTTGTAAGTGTGTTGACCCTTGTTCCTGTGAAGCTGAATACAAGATTGTACTTGTGTATGAAGCAGGATATACCTCTGAGACACTTCCTGATTGTGTTTATGAGGCAATGTGTCACTTCCTAAACATCTTTATAGCTTATCAAAATGACTGTGGTACACTTGATGAGTGTGCTAATATGGATAGGTTAGCTGTAGGTGCTGTACTTAAGCAAAAATCTGTTGACTACATTGTAAGAGAATGGACTATTGATTCAGGAAACATTGATAGATTCTATGTTAAACTAATCAATACATGGGCTATACAGGCTCTAAGTTCATTATCTTTGTGTAATAGAACATTTACTGACAATCTTTACCTTACTATTGGGAGGAGAAAATGCTAGTTAGATTTCTAGGTGAATATGCGAAGGAATCTCGCTCCTATGGTTGTTCACGCTGTGGTACTGGTCGTTCTATCAGTGGTGTAGAAACCTATAAGACTGTATATCGGACTTATTATGGTACTAGACTACATGTATTTGAACAAGGTAAAGTATACACTGTGGATGACACTCTAGGAGGGTATCTCACCAATTTGAGGTACACAGACAAAGAAGGAAACCTTCGTCATCAGTTTGAAGTTGTTCCTGAAAAAGGAGAAAGCACATACACTAACACAAATACTGAAATGGTATTAGAAGGAGTTGGTAATGGCGCTTCCGTGGAACAGTAAAGAAATCCTTGTATTAAGGCAAGGTACTGCTACTCCAACTTATGATGAGAATAGCAGACAAATAATGAAATGCTTGTGGGAAGAGGTAGAGCATCTTAAGTGTGTAGACCATATGCCTACATCAAGAGGTGCTGAGAGTGATGCTACAACTATACATGGACTAGAAGGTTCAAGACAGTTAGAGACATTCTACTTCTCTTTACACAATCAATCACATGCTTGTGATTTAGATATTAAACATGGTTATTATATTCTACAAAGAATAAGCACAAGGTGTAATAGGTTTAGTTGCCCAGAAGATGCTGGTTATCTTTTTTGGAAAGTTGTAGCTTGTAGAACCTATGAAATAATTCCCGGATGTTGGGATATTAAGATGACAGGAGAGAGACTTATTCCTCGTGAGAGTGAGCAACTTATTCTTGAATGTTCTCCTTATATCAAACAACTACAGGGGGTGATTACTTGTGACCACAACTGATATTCATAATTGGAAGGGCATAGAGTTTTCTAAGGAGTTTGTAGACTTTACTATTACAGGTATGCTAGAAGCCAAAGCCACTGGTTCTGTTCAAACAGGGCGGATGGTAAGGTCTGTCAAGATGAGAAAGATTTTAGATGGCTTCTCTGTGTATGCTGATAGGAATGAGTACCCTCCTACAAGTAGGGGAAGAGATAGATACTATGTAAACACCTATATGTTTAGGGGTTATAAGTATCATCCTAAATTCCCATTTATCTTCACTGCATTTGATACTGTTGGAGATAGTGAGCAATTAGTTGACTCTACAAGTGGTTTCTATGGTACTTATAAAGCTATGAGACCATCAGGAAGAAGAGGAGCAGGTACAGCTAGATATAACTCAAGTGATACAGCTAGTGGTAGACAATACCTTGCTGTACAAGGTAGAAAGAACACAGTTAAAATACCAAGGAGAATAGCCAAATGATTAGTGCTGTGTATATAAACATTAAGAAGTGGCTTCAAATGTATGGTTATGGTGTTCTTGATTATCTCATTCAACCTGACCATGTAGAAGAGCTAGACCCAAGAAAAAGATATAATAACTTTGATGAGCAGTTTAATAAGCATGTAGGAACATCAGAGCATTTCCAGTTAAACCAAGGTGTAGAATATCCATTCTTAGCCATTGATATTACCTGTGATAATACATCGAAGTGTTTTCCTAAAATGTTTATTAACTTTTCTGTGTATTACTCTCCTGTGACCCCACCAACAGGTCGTGTGTGTATTGAAAATACACCAGAGGGTAAGTTAGAATACAGAGAAGAGGTTCACTGCCAGATTAAGAATATGTTGGTACACCAAGTTAAAACACCGAGGGGCATACAAAGAAAGACCTTTGCTCAGGATGTGGCTTCATTAGACAAGTGGTATTTACCTATTAGTGTTAAAGTGCTAGATATAGGATGCCCAGAGGACTTCTCTAATGAGCTAGTAGATGAGGTAGAAATGTTTTCTTTCCCTGTGACTCTCTCAATATTTACGTGTAAGTAAAGGAGAAAATAATGGCATTTGAACAACCATTAAACCTTAATGAGTTCTTCATGTCTCGTAATGAGATTGCTAATCGTCATGGGGGTAGACTTGAAATGCAAGCTATGTCTCGTGTACGTGAGCACATGGTGGAGGAAGACTCAAAAAAGCCTCAACAAGGTAGAGGTCAAGATGCTCCAGTAGCACAAACCCCTGCCGTGGTTAAACAAGACCAAAATGGAAACCAAGACAAAAAGGAGAAATAAATGTCTAACTGTTTCGTAGATATGTCACATCCTATGTATGGTTACAACACACAAGATAAAGACTCAAAAATCATTGTGTCTATCACAGAAGAAATTCGTCCTTGTGTTCGTTGGAAAACTAACAAACAGCTACAGATTCCATCAGGAACTCTTGTACAGTATGTTCGTAAGGATGTGCCAGAAGACCAAATTAACTGTAACCCAATCAAGTGTTTGAACACTGGTACACTCTATGTAAACCCTGCTGAGAAGAAAGCCTCTGTGAAGTTCCAAGTAAGAGCTGATGCAGATGACTTCGCTCTAGGATTCAACATGATTTATATCAATGTTCCTAAAGCAGGTAAGTATGAGTTTAAAGCTATTGTGTCAGATTTCCCTGATACAGCACAAACTAACTCTTATGTGTACACTTACTCATTTACTGCATCTACTCCGGGATTTGTCCTTCGTACAGTAGACTTTGCAGATTCTAAAGTAATGACACAAACAGGTAATGGTTGGAAACCTTCTGACCATGGTATTGTGGTTACTTATGAAGTTACTTACAAAGGTGAGGATGAATTAACAGGTCACATTGGATTCTCAAGTCCATCTATTGTTAATGACCGTTCAGAATTGCGTAAGTTCTCTAATGTATTGCTTTCATGCTTGACATCATTTACACACAATGTCTCTGTACCTGCTACAGATGCTCGTTGCTTTGGTAGACAGTATGATAAGTCTCAAATTGAGATTACAAAAGAGATTACAGCAACTACTACATCATGCAATGACTACTGGTTGAACCCACTTCAATCAATGTCTAAACGTATGACAAGTGGTATTCCTGTGACAGATAGCTTTGTGATTCAAGAAGTTACTATTGAAGGTAAGAAGTATGGTTCACTTGTGATTCCAGACCTCTACTATGAAGACTGTAACACTATCACAATCTCATCTGACCGTTGTGCTTGCACATATATGTCTAACCTACCTGTATCACCGGGTGTTGAGTTGGAAGATGATGAGTTCATTGCTCTTACTCAAGGTTATCATGGTTATGACAGAGGTACAGTTCTTGTAAACCCAATGTACATTGGTGAGAAGATGCTTGTTACCTACAATGGTGAGCGTGATGTTGAGTTGATTGTTGCTAATGACAAACGACTTCGCAATACGCACTTCCGTGTAACACAAATGGTTGAAAACACTCGTGGTGTTAAGGAATACTATGTATTCAACAATGTACTTATCACAGAAAATTCTCGTGAGTTCAGTACGGAGGGAGAAATTACTCTATCACTTTCATTCACAGTTTCTCGTGATGAAAATGGTAACTTCTATGAAATCCGTAGAAACATCGAGGATGTAGCTTAACCATAGGAGAAAAGTATGGCAGTAAGAACCATTAAGGTTGATATTACAGGTTTAAAGGAAATAGAAAAAGCCCAAAAGTCTGTGTCAGCTCTAAGGGATTCTGTGTTAGACTTTGAGAAGAAACTAAGAAAGATGGGCGGGAAGAATACTTCCTCGCTCTCTTTTAATGTAAACCTCATTCTAAATACAGATAAAGCCCTAAAAGATTATTTAGCTCTCAAGAAACAGATTGAGAGTATGCCTATTAGAGTAGGCTCAACAAAGGGTGATGTGTCTTCTACACAAGGAAGTTCAAATACTAGTTCCTCATCAAGACCTACCTTTGATTCTAGTTATATTAAAGTCAAAGACCAAGACTATCAATCATGGAGAAACCTTCATAAAGCTGTGGATGATGTTACTCGTTCTGCTGTGGGTCTTTCTGGTCAAATGGTTAAACTTGGTGCTATAGCTCCTGCAAAAGGTTTGTTATCTGTGTTTAACAGTCTAAATGGTACTATCTTAGATATGCAGAAGAACCTTATGGGCTTAGTTGGTAATGGTATCAAAGGTGCTTTAGGTAGTCTTGTTTCTGGTGGTGTTAATGGTATCAGAAATAGTATAGGACAACTTAAGAATGAAGCCAATGACCTTGGGGATGCTATGCAGGTATATCGTATCAACATGCAGGCTCTAGGGTTTGATGAGAAGACTACTAATAAGTCTATCAAGAGACTTGGTGATTATGGTAAGTCTACTGTGTTTGATGCTACAGACTTGCTAGAGCAGGCATCTACTTATACTGCTTATGGTCGTAAGGATGCAGAGCAGATTGTAAAAGGTTATGCAGGACTTCTAGCACAGACTAAGAACCCTATTGAGGGTATGAAGACTGTAACAGAGCAAACCTCTCAAATGCTTGCGGCAGGGGTACTTAACCAACAAGACTACAAGTTCATTCGTCAACGTTTGTCTGCTCTAGGTGCTTCTAAACTGAATGCAGAACTACAGAAGTTAGCTGAATCTAAGGGTGCTGATTCCATTATCTCTGCAACTAAGAAGAGACTTATCTCAGCAGATGAGTACCTTGATGTTGTCAATAGATTGGGTAATGATGATACATTTCAAAGTTTGGTAAACTCTATTATCACACCTAGACAAGCTATTGCCAACTTGAAGGAAACATTATCAAACCTTCTTGTGTTTGATGATATTGATGAAGAGGGTAATGCTAAACCCGGAGCATTAAACCGTGTGTATGTAGCAACTAGAGACTTTATCAAGGGTATTACAGATATTGTAGGTACAGATAAGTTCAAGGACTATGTAACTAAACTAGGTAATGCTATTGGGGATACTATTCAATCTGTGAACCATTTTGGTGTTGCATGGAAACTAGCTTTTAGTAAATCTTTCCTAGATGGTATTGAGAAGTTTGCTTCATCATTTAAGAGTGGTGTACAAGGTCTTAATGTAGGTAAAGAGTTCTTTGACATTACAAAATCTGTGTTGAATGTGTTGAATACCACAGGTAGAGAGCTAGGTATTACTACAAAAGAAATTGTTAAGAGTATATCAGAGCTTACTAAGGGCATTGTGGATATTGGTGCTCAATTAATTACATCAGGATTCCCTAGAGTAGTTAGAGGTGTAGTAGACATCTATACTAACTTAGCTAAACTAGCTGTAAGTAGTGGAGGAGCTACTGCATACACAGATGTGCTACTAAGTGTCACAAATGCAATCAATACAATTATTAAGTCTGTGAACCCATCCATTCTCAAGAGTGTGTTTGATTCTATTGTGGACTTTGTGGAAAGTGTTTCTTCTGTGGTAACTAAAATTGCTACTAGGACAAATATCTTCAAAGAAATTGCAAACGTTCTTAAAGGGGTTATAGATGCTCTCAGTTCGATTGTAAACAAAGTTGGTACATTTAATGCAGGACAAGTAAACAAAGCGTTAGAGGGGCTAAGAAACGCAATTCTGGGCATTGTACAGGGTATTAAACCACTAATTGTAGAATTAGCCAAAGGAGCTATCTCTGCATTAGCCTCAAATAGTGCACAAAGATTCTTCCAAGCAGTTATTGGCTTTGTAAAAGCTGTAGCAGGTGCTATTAGAAGCACTCTTGTGTCTATTGGTGGTTCAGTAGAGGGTGGTATTAAGAAGATACTAGACTTCTTCACTCTTGTGACTAACTTTGCCTCTGGTGTAGCTTCTCTTCTAGGTGGACTAGGTAAGTACCTTATTCTAGGATTTATTGGTACTAAGTTCCTATCATGGGCTACTAATATTATCTATAGTTTATCTACTGTGGCTACTGCTATGAATGCTGTTAGTGGAGGTAAAGTAAACCCATTAGGTCTAGCAAATGCTTTTGGTTCTGATGCTCTTATGAGAGCAGGAACTACTTCAAGAAATGTAGGTAGTGGTGGAGCATATCTATCAGGTATGTCTCGTGTAGCTAAAAACTCTACTACAGGTTTCTCAAGGGTTGCTAGAAATAATGCTAGACACTCAGCTAATATGAAAGGTCTAGGGTTCATTGGAGCACAAGTAGGTCTTGACTTAGCTAATAATGCTCTACAAGGTTCAAATGATTCTCAAGGATTTAAGGACTTTGGTAACATTGCAAGTAGTACAGCTTCATGGGCACTTACAGGAGCAGGTATTGGAAGCTTTATTCCTGGTATTGGTACTGCTCTAGGAGCAGGTATAGGTGGTCTGACAGGATTTATTGCAGGTATACTAGGAGCTAATAACCAGAAGGATGAAAGAGCTAGACAAGAGAAACTAGCTAAGGAAGAGGCTTCTAAACAGGCTGAGGTACAAGCAAAAGAAACACTAGAAAGTCATATGGCTTCTGTGAAACAACTTGCTGAGGAAACAGCCAATATTAGAAACTCATTCTTCAAGTCTATTTCTTCAAGTAGTGGTATATCTGAGAGTCTTTCTACAGCAAGTGCCTATATTGATTCATTACAGAACTCTACAGGTAAGAGCCTAGAATCAACACTAAGAGACCTCAATATTAAGACTGCAACTGTGCCTAAGGGTATTGAGAATTTCTATGTCAAGATTGGTGATAAGATTAAGAGTTGGTCAGAGTTGAAAGAATCATCTGGTATTCAGGATGATGCTAGACTGCTTCAATCCCTCCAACTTGTGAAATCTACTCTTGGTGAGAAGTATGTAGAGTTTGTTGATAGTGAAGGTAACAAAGTTGCTGAAGCTGTTGAAACTCTTACAAAAGAGGAATCTGATAGACAATCTGCTAACCTAGATACCTATAAAGCACAATTAACAAAAGCACAACTTAGCGTTAAGAGTGGTGTAGATTTCCTATTCAAGGATATTACATCTATTACAGATGAGATTGATAATGTACTTAAGAGTAGGAACTTTGCCAACAATGGTGAGAAGGCTAAGGCTATTACAGAGGCTTTGGAGAAAGCAGGAATTGACACAACTGAGTTTGTGAAGTTGAGTGTTTCTGACCAAATTACTAAAGCTACTGAGCTTGTTAAGCAAGGTAAGCTACAAGGAGGAACAAGAGAACAACAAACCATAGCTCTTGCAGAATCCATCAAAGAGAAACTTGGAGATACTGCTACTAAGTATACTGAGATTCTCAAGAATGGTTTGTGGGATGACCTTAACACATTGAACCAGATGCTAGATTCTGCTGACTTTGTGTCTAAGCTACCTAGAACAGAGGAAAATCAAGTAGGAATTGATGCCTTTAAGGAAAGTGTAGCTAAGCTCATTAAAGATGGTGTGCTTAAGGTTGAAGAAGGTCAAGCTCTTCTTGACAAAGCAGGTATCAAGGATGTTAGCGCAGAAGGTCTTAAGAATGGTGTCAATGAGTTTAAACTCTCTGTTACTAATGGTCTATCTGATGCTCAGAAGAAATTCCTTGAAGGTACAGGCATTATTGGTGGAGTAGATATTCCGGGTATTGCTACAGCAGGTATCTCAGCAGGAATAACAGCTCTTGAATCAGTAACACGTAAGGCTATTGATGCTACTATAGCTAAACTAGATGAGGCTGTAGCTCAAGCTACTGCTGAGGGTAATAATGCTAAGCAAAGAGTTTTCAGTAACTACAGAAGACAAGCTGAGCAGGAAAGAGATAATATCTACCAAAGCACTGGTGGGCTTATCCCTGAGTACCACTCTAATGGTCTTCCTGTGGGTATTAACTGGAAACCTAAAGGTACTGATACTGTACCTACTATGCTCACTCCGGGTGAGTATGTGTTGCGTAAGAAAGCTGTTGATAGTTTAGGTACTAACTTCCTAAATAACCTCAATAGGTTTGGTGTGAATGCCTTGCAAAGTGTTGCTAAATCAACTATAATTAACAATGTATATAACACAAATAACGCACAAATTAGTCAAAATATTGACAATAAGTCTCAATACCTAAATGGTATGTTTGGACTAGACAAGTTAATGAGGTATGTTTAATGTTTAACTGTGGAGAGAACTTCTCAAAGCCTAGACGTTACATCCAATTTAATGACCTAGTGTTCCTTGGTAGAAAATCTATTGATGAACAGACTGAAAGCATTAGTTTGCGTGAGAGTAAAACCTCACGCACTTTTGCTAATGGGTCTTATGTTGGTAATGTATCAGACAAGTCTTTGATAGATAGTAATACAATATCACTTAAAATTGCTCTAAGGACTAATAATTGGTCAGAGGAGCATATTCAAGCACATTATGATTTTATTATTGAACAACTCTTAACCCCCGGTAAACTATGGGCAGTAAACACAGGATTGCAACTAATTTGGTGTAATGCCTATGTAACAAGCATACAGGCAAGTAAAGATTGGGTTGTAACAGATGATGATTACCTTGTGTTTAAAGTAGAATTTGATAACCCTGATGCTGTGTGGTATAAGGCTGATGATGCAAAGACCTTCCTTGATGACTATGATAACTGTGACTTCCTTGATATGAAAGCCTTTTGCCTAGGTAAATCAAGACATTGTTGTAATGGACTACCCAACTGTAATCTAATCTGTGAATGCTGTGAGAATGACTGTGATGATATTAATGGCATGATTGATATGTGTACAGCACAGAATAATATTGAAATTATGAATGACTTCTTCCATGAGTGTAATTCTAAGTGGAGAGTTGTTTATAATTGCTCTAAGAACAAGTGTGGAATGTCACTTAAAGACTACTATAAGCATTCTATCTGTGATAACTGTGTAAATGAGGTTATGAGTGGAAGTTTCATCTCTGATACTGTATTAGATAGTCATAAGTGGAGCATTGCCTTAGATGGGAAGTTTAAAGACCCTGTAGTGAGAATCAATGATGTTGACTATAAGATTAAGGGTGAGTACAATGGGGTTCTTACAGCCAATTATAAGGGTGAAATAAGATATGCTACTTCATGGGATTGCTTAGAGTATAGCTACAAGGAAGTACCTTTATCTGTGCTTACTCTATGCCATGAAATGCCTTATATTCACAAGGGAATTAATAATGTAAGTGTAAGTGGTGTAGTGAGTGAGAATGCTTGTCTATTCATTGATTATGAAGGAGTTACAGTATGATTGGTTATATTGAGAATACAGAGCGTTCAGGACTAGGCTCAATGGTCATACCTAAAGACCACTTCTTAGGTAATATCTCCCTAGAGTATTCTCTTATGGAAGTTCCCTCAATCACACTTACTCTACCAATAAGCTATACCAAACACCTCACAGGAAGCTCTCATATTGTACTTTCTACAGATGATTGGGTATATAGAGGTTATGTAGGAGATAAGACTAATAACTTCAAGGATATGACTGTGCAAGTAAGAACCTCTCATGTTATTGGTAGACTAGATAAAAGAACTCTTCCTACAAATGTAACTGTTAAAGCTCGTTCTGTAGTCTCTGCTGTAACTCAAGCTATGGGTTATTGGAGTAATGAACAGCACAAAGATGACCTACTTAATGACTTTAAGATTACATACCTAGATGACTATGCAGAGAAAAACCTGATTGAGTATGAGTTTTCAAATGAAACGTTCCTAGAGTTTCTTACTAAAGTATGTGAAAAGACTACCTCTCTTTATTGGAGAGTAAGTAGAATAGACCCTTATCTTATTGAGTTTGGTATTTTTGGTGAAAAGAGGGATATTCTTATTAATGAGTATAATAACCTAGTATCACTTGATGATGTAGAGGAAAACTATGAAGATACAGTAAACATTGCTGTGGCTATGTCAGATAAGTCAGATAGTGGTGCTAGTTCCCTTACATTAAGAGATATATTCCACAATCCTAAACTAATACTTAAAGGCTTTCCTGTGATTAAGACAGGTAACAAGGTAAACTCACAAAGGTCTTATGACTATCCTCAGCTTCCTGTGTTTGCTCCTGAGATTATTGGTGATGAATTTGCTGTAATGGATGAAGAAGGAATTGCATTAGAAGCAGGAGAGCTATATTGGGGTACTGTGACAGATAATGATACACAGTCTATTGCAGAGAATAATAGAGAGATTACAGATTCAGATAGGTTAAAAGCCACAGAACAGCTCTATAGAACAGCTATAAGGCGCTTAATTAATTCTCGTAGGAAAGTAGTCTATAGTATCACTGTAGAGCCTCTAAAACCTAAATCATTGGCTGTAGGGGATAGAGTAATGTTTACTCTTAATGCAGGAGTATGGGAGCTTACAGCTTGTACAAAATACTATGAAAAGATACTTAAACTAAGCGATTGGTTCTTTGTGACACACATTACAGATGAATACTCTGAGGGTGATGCTCATATACAAAGATTAAAGCTCTCTAAGTTTCTTTATAGTGATAGAGACATTACAGTAAACCAATAGGAGGATATATGAGTAACAATTATGTGAAACTAATAAACTCTGTAGCAAGAACAAAATCAAGGGTTATTCAACAATCTAAGCAACGTAGAGGTGGTGTAACAGACCTTTATGCTCTTGACTATGTATCCTCACTATCTACCTCAAAAGCCTGTGCTCCTTATGGAGAAGAGGATACAGAGGAAGCTGAATCTAAAGATGTTCAAGGAAGAATTAAGCAGTTTGTAAAAGCTATTAAGAAAGAAATTCCTGAATCTAAGGTTGAGGGTGTATCTGCTATTATAGGGTATTTTGGTATTGAGAGTAATGTTACAGCTAAGAGATATGAAACAGATTACCTCACAGGAAGAGCTTATGATAAGATGAAGGATGAGCCTACAGCGGAGAATCTTGTGGGTAGTTGGTATGAGTTTGCTAGAATGTACTCCAATATCGAGTTAAATGAAGCAGGGTATCTTGTAGATGGTAAGCACTGGATTGGTGTAGGTCTTGGTCAATGGACGGGTGTAAGATGTAAGGCACTCTATGACTTTGCTAAGAAAGATGGTAGAAGGAATATCTTTACCTTTGGTACACAGTTTAAGTTTATGCTCTCTGAGGATGGACTGAATAACGTAGTAAAAGAGGTTGCAACAAGTAATAAAGATATTTCTGAGCTGACAGCACGCTTCCTAGCCGATTGGGGAGGTGTAGCAGGTAATAAGCTACAAGAACGTATTGACTTTGCAAATAAACACAAGGACTATATTAAGACTGTGCTAGATGGTGTTGAGAAAGATGACAGTGATAAGAGAGACCCTGAATCTGTAGTGCCTATTAACAAGAACTCTAAATCAGCCTCATTCCGTGTGCTTGTTCCTTCTGACCTAGATAGATTCCAGAGATGGTTCTTAAAGTTTGTTGTGGAGCAAGATAAAGGTGGATGTGATGGGGGTAGAGTAAACCCTATTACAGATGTTCACTTAGTTGTATCCGCTACAAATGAGCATACAGGAGACACCTCTGAGATAGACCTTACAGGAATCTTTAGAAGACAATGGGGATGTAACTGGATAGGAGATGACTCAAGTGGTGAAGGTATTTTCCCTAATAATAAACCTTTAGAAGGTTATGACCTTATGTACTGTGCTTGGTATCTTAACAATGCTCAACGTGATGCCTTATTTAGCGCAGGAGAGAAGATATTCACTGTGTATGCTTTAGGAGAGGCTAAGGTTACACTAAGAAACTTCCTTAAGTATAGTCACATTAACTAGGAGGAATAATGAGCTTATATGGAACTTATAAGAATACTTATCTGAGAAAGGCTCACAGAGAAGCTAAACAGTTTAAGTTAGAACAGCACATAGATAACCACCCTACTGACTACCAGTCTATCATTGCTAATGAGAAGCTCAAGAGTGAGATATACTGGTTAGAATACAAACTCAAAGAAGTAGAGAGGAAGATGGAGATAGATGGTTAAAGTTATTAGAAAAGACCTTGTACAACGTATGCAGAATAGAATCATTGCTGAGGACATTGTAGAACAGTTTGTCAATCAGCTCATTCATAGTAATGATGTAGGTGGTGCTCATGAGTTTATCCACACTGCTGATTTTGCTCTTCAAGTAGAGGATAAAGAGGTCATCTGTGATAGAAAATCCAATAGAATATCCCTTGGAAAAGAGGAGTTCTTCTATGACTTCACCTACCTTACTTACTTGTGTTTGAGTTTACTAGATGATGAAATTTAGGTATAATTAATATGACAAATGCTTATAAGATAGCCCAACAATATGTAGGTCAATGTGTGGACTTTGATGGTGCTTATGGCTATCAGTGTGTTGATATAGTCAATCAGGTAGCTAGTCATTATGGGTTCTTCATGGCAGGTGAAGGAGCTAAAGATTTAGGTTTAGTCAATGATTTTTCCTCCTTTGCAGATGTTATCCCCTATTCAAGTGGTATGACACTCAATGTTGGAGATATTATCACCACAAGAGAGCCTAGTGGTATAGGATGGCAATATGGTCATGTGTTTGTCTATGGTGGAGGTGATTTATCGAATGCCTTAGTCATAGAACAAAACTACCAAGGAGCTTGTACTGTAGAGCACAGAAGAGCTGTTACAGGGTATGGAAATACTCTCCTAAATGTCATTCGCATTAAGGGTCAAGATAACTACTCTCCTGCTGATGCTGATGGTGCTCTAGTAGGTAATGCTAAAGAGACAGAAAAGACTATTGCTAGAGACTTCTTTGAAATCATCTGTGATGTTGTAGATGGAGTTAAATCACCAACAGATAGCACTACTGTAGAAACCTTTTTCAAGTGTAATAAGGTATCAGGTAAGATTAATGGAGAATGGCTCATATATGACAAGTATGATGGCTCTGTGGCTTACATTCCTGTGTCTTGTGTGAAAAAGTTGGATGACTATTCCACTACACCTAAGAAAGAGGATAAGAAGAAGTATCAAACACCTAATGGTTATGATTCATTCCCAGATAAGACATCTGATGGACTTGACCAATCAGGTACACAGAAGATTTATTCCTTGGCTCAACTTATCTCACTTGGTAGAATTAAAAAAGCTAACTTTGAGTGGACTTATTCCTCTGGAAGCTCTTTTCCTAAGAGTGTGAAGGTGCTAGGGCTAGGATATAATGCCTATGGGTTCTTATCTGATGGGGATGGTAATATTGTGTTATCAGCTCCTAAAGCATATGGAGAAGTAATAGGTGCAACTTACAATACACCCTTTGGATTTAAGGGTAAGGTGTACACTACAAATGATAAAACATCTTTTGATGTTTATGTGAGGTAAATATGGTATATAAATTGGCAGAAGAAGATAAAACCTGTGGTGTAGAGTACATCAACTGGGATAAGCACTATTCACCAATTCCTAAGGCAACTTGTGAAATGCTCAAAGGTCAATGTCCTAGTTGTAGTGGAGGTGATGTAGATGTTGTAGAAATCTCCTGTGAAGATGTAGAGAAACTCTTACATGGTGAAAAAGAAACACCTAAAGGGGGTGTACCACAATAGTATGGGAATTGAGAAACTAATCTTAAAATTGGTAGAAGACCAATCAATACTTTCTGCTTTAACCCTACTCATTACAACAGCTTGTGGTCTTGGAGTAGTGATGTTAAATAACAAGAGAGAACAGTTGTTGGATATGACTAAAGGTACAAAACGTTCAAGCATTCGTACTGAGTACCTACAGATTTACAATTCTACAGAGTTTACTGAAAAAGAGAAATGGGAAATGACTAGACCTATTGTGAAAGAATACTTTGATGAACTTCAAGGTAATCACTACATTCATGGTCTTGATAAGAAACTAGAAGAAAAACTAATTGAGGAGAATAACCATGGTAAACATAATAAATAAGTCTATCTTCCAAGGTATTGCAGGCAGAAGACCTACTGAAAAACCTAAATACTACATTCTTCACAATGATGCAGGAAGTATGTCTCCTGAAAGCTACATTGATTGGCTTCAATCACGATATGATAATGATGAATCTGATAAAGGGTTTGCTCACTATTATATCAATAGAGACACTATTGCTAGAGTAGAAGATACTTATAATGGTTCTTGGTCAACAGCTAACTATGATGGTAACATGAACTCTATTGGCTATGAAGTGTGCCAACAGTTTGGTACTACGGATGCTGAGTTTCTTGCAAATGAGAATATGGTTCTTAGACAAATGGCTGAGGATATGACATATTATGAAGATACCCCTAACTACTCAAATATTAAGTTCCACAATGAGTTTTCAAGCACTTCATGTCCTGCTCGTTCACTAGCCCTTCATGGAGGAACTAATAATAGTCTTAGAGACTATGTTATTGCTAAGATTAAACATTATCAATCTATTGGAAGCACAGTCCAAGATATGCTTGAAGATACTACTATTACTGAAGGATGGAAGAAAAATTCCACAGGATGGTGGTATCAGTATGCAGATGGTTCTTACCCTAAAAACAAATGGTCTAAGATTAATGATGTGTGGTACTACTTTGATGGTAGTGGCTATATGTATGCTAACAAGTGGTTAAAACACACAGATGGTTCATGGTACTACCTAGCTGATAATGGAGCTATGGTAGAAAATGGTTGGAAGAAAATTAACAGCAAATGGTACTACTTCCTTAAAGGGGGAGCTATGAAGACTGGATGGCTTAAGGATAACGACAAATGGTACTACCTTGATGCCAATAATGGTGACATGAAAATAGACCACATGGTTAAAGGTGCTGATGGCTGGTACTACTTAGATAAGGATGGTGTAATGGTTACAGGTGGAACATTCACTGTGAATAATAATGGTGTAGTTAAATTACATAAAGGAGAAAATAATGACTAAGGTTAAAATTGAGGTTGAATGTTTAAAAGAGTTAGTGAAACGTGACCCTATTGTTAAGGTTGTAAATGAACTTCCTTCTAAAGATACTGCTGACCTAAATTACATTTATATTATTCCTAAAGATGGTGAAGGTAAAGACAAGAAGGCTTATGTACTTCGTCCTGATAGAACAGGATATGATGTTATTGACCTCACTCCTCAAGTTGTTGGGGTGCTTGGTGAAGGATATATTACTGTGGAGAAAGAGACACTTAATGAAAATGGTGATGTAACATTCACAGTAAAAACCAATGAAACTTTAGCAAATGTCTTGAAAGAGATTGATACTAAAGACAAAGAGCAAGATGCTAGACTTACTGATGTCACTAATAGGGTTATTGTATTAGAAAATAGAACAGATAATGACACACTATATGATGACTCAGCATTAAAGGCTAGAGTAACCGCTCTAGAGGAAAGACCTCAAGGGTCAAGTTATGACGATTCAGCTCTAGTAAGTAGAATTAATGCTATTGAGAATAAACCAGAAATTGAATATGAACTGATTAAGACCACTAAGGCTGTTACTCCAAGTCAAGGGGATAATGTAATTAACTTAGCTTATGATGCTACTGATGGGCAACTTAAAGAGCTTGTACTTAATGGTAATATAACAGCTAATGTCAAATCACCATTTGCTTTTGAAGAGACTACTGTAATGGGTGGAATTGGATTCAACTCTGGAACTACTGGAGATGAGATTAAGGGTTTTCATACAACAAGTATAAGTGGTGAAGCTTATGTAGAGTTCTTCTATACAAGTACCTTTATGGAAGTTTATCTTGTATATGAGCCTGATAATTTCAATGAGGTGTATAAGTATCGTAAAGAAATTAATCTGTCTGAGTTGCAGGGAAAAGAATCAGCTAAGATAACAATATCAAATAATAGTGAGGAAACAGGGTATCTTGAAGTCACATTTTCTGACGTATCCATTAATGTCAACTCATACAAATTCCAAAAGAAAGGTTAGGATATAGCAATGGCAGTAAAAAATTATAACACCGCAGATAATTCATCTGTATTTAACCCTCAAGTGTCAGGAAGTTTAGATGGTTCTCATATTTACCAATCAAATAATATATTAGATGTAGCTTATATTGATGCTAATTCATTGAACGCTATAGATTTTAGTAACATGAAAAATAAACCACAAATAGAGTCAACTTACCCATTGTTCTCTAAAAAAGGGGAATACATGGGAAGTATCACCTTTAAAATAGGTGGTGAGAAAGTGCTACATATTTTAGATGGTTTCTCAGAAAGTGACTGGAAATCTCAACCAATACCTTACTTTTACAGTGAAAGTTTAGTAACAGATAGGTAAACATAAATATGGAGGAATAAATGAAACTAAGTAATAATATGTATGATATTGCTAAATTTATAGCAACTACAGCACTACCTGCCTTCATTACGTTTATTGGTGTGGTAGGAGTGCAATTAGGTTATGAAATGACTACCCCTGTGGTGGTGCTCACAGCCTTTAATACATTCTTAGGAACAGTCTTAGGATTGTCTACTATCACATACAAGAAAGAAAATGAATAATGGCAGATAACTGTTTGAGTAAAAACTGTGATTGTGAAAAGGTAGAACCTCATCCAGATAATTGCTCTAAGTTATATGAACTAAATGACTTAAAAATCAGACCAGCCATGCGTAAAATATCTATGTTAGAATGGTGTAATGTACAAGAAGCCATCAGACAAGCATTTTACGCTGTCTGGTGTGTTTTTACAAATATCATAAACTTTATATGCTATATACTTAAAGCAATAGATTGTTTAGAGAG